GTCTGGCCAACAAGGGCGGCCATTGGAGCCTCCCTGCTTACCTGTCTGACTTGGAGCTGGTCAAGGAAAGCAGCGGCAAGGTGCAATTCACAGGCACGATCACCGGCGCTGGTTCGCGCGTCTGGGTGGATGCTGCAGCCTGATGGAAATCATCCGCGAATTTGCCGGGAAAGAACGCCTCTTTGCGCTGTCGTTTGGCGGCGTTCTGGATCTGGAACAGGCGCGCAACGGTGACGGCATTGGGGCGATTTACCGTCGCTTCATTGCTGGCACCTATTCGGTGTCTGATGTTTTCCATATCATGCGGCTGGCCTTGATTGGCGGCGGGATGGGGGCGGTCGAGGTCAAGACCTTGATGCGCGACCATTTCGACACCCGCCCCTATTTTGAGAATGTCGGCATTGCAGGTGAGATTCTGACATCCTTGATGGTTGGGGTCGAGCCGAGCGATGAGAAGGCATCAGGGTCTGACCCGGTGGCGGTGAAGTTTTCGGAGGTTTCGCAGATTTGCCAGACCTTCCACATGTCACCGCTTGATCTGCGCGCCATGCGGTATGCGGATTTTGTCAACCTGGTGCGCGGCTTTAATGCGGCATCGAGCAAGCAGGCTGAATTCCTGACAGAAGAGGAATTTGACGCGATCTTGGCCAAGTATGAACCAGAGGCATTGAATGGCACAGACGGCTGAGGAAGCGCTGATTGTCAGGATGGAAGCCACCCTGACGCGGTTTGAGAAGCAAATGGCACGGGGTAAGCAGGTTGCAGATACCGTTGCCAATGGCATCGAAAAGCGCCTTGGCAAAATGAACGACACCATCGCCAAGGATGCTGCGGCATCGGCCAGCTATATCGGCAAGGAGATGGACAGGCTGCGGGCCGAATATGACCCGCTGTTTGCCGCGTCAAAACGCTATGAGGCCGAGATTGAGAAGATCAACCGGGCGCATAAGCTGGGGGCGATCACGGCAGGGCAGCAGGCGGCGGCGCTTGATCGGCTGAACAAGGAATATGCCGAAGGGGCTGCAGGTGCCGGAAAGATGGCATCGGGATCAATCCTTGCCAGCAATGGTGCGCGAGGTATGGCGCAGCAGCTGTCGCAGGTGGCCCAGCAAACCATGGCGTCTGGCAATTTCATACAGGCCTTGGCGATCCAGTTGCCGGATATGGCGATGGGGTTCGGCGCGGTCGGAATGGCGGCGGGTGTCTTGGCGGGTGTGGCCTTGCCGCTGCTTTACGGCATGCTGTTTGATACGGCGGATGGTGGCAAGGCGCTGGAAGACCAGATGGCCGCGCTTTCCACGGCGGTTGACGATTATGTGTCGTCGGTGGATGCCGCCAATGCGCCGCAAGATGTGCTGATCGAAAAGTATGGCCGCATGGCGACCGAGGCGCAAAAGGCGCTAGTCGCCATGTCGGAGTTGGCAAAGGTGCAAGGGTTGCAGGCAATGGCTGCAACCATCGATCTTGTAGGTCAGTCCTTGCTTGAGGTTCAGGCTGTGTCGGCTGGTGCTGCGCGGGCGGCTGGAAGCCGTCTTGGTCTTATTGATGATTACGGGATGGCCGCAGATCAAGCAGAGCGCTTGCGCGATGCCCTTTTAGCGCTTGATCATGCGGAAGGTTTGTCAGCGATGGCTGCCGCCGCGTTGACGGTAAATGATGCGTTAATGTCGGCATTTGGGTCTGTTGAAGCGATGCCAGCGCCGCTTCAGGAGGCTTATGGTCATATGGCAGCAATCGTCGATCAGGCATCGCAAATGGATGCAGCCGTTGATGCCAGCACCACCTCAATGTTTGAGTTCGTCGAGGCCATTTATTCCGGTATTGGCGGTATGGATGGTCTGATCAGTCAGACGAATTCATTGGCAGGTGCAGCGCTGACAGCCGCGCAGAACATGTGGGATTTTCTTGGGGCAAAGGGAGCTGCGCAGAAAGCTGTCGATCCCAAGACCTTTAAAATGGCCGGCGCTTATCAGCTTTATGCCAGCAGCCGTTCTGCGGCCCCTGCCGTTGCCCCGTCTGCGCCCAAAGCATCGCGCGGCGGTAATGGTGGGGGTCGTGGCGGCGGTGGTGGGCGCGCCAAGACCGAAGAGCCTTTCTTCGGCGATCTGGAAGGCAACCTGCAAAAGCTGGAACGCGAGATCGAGTTGCTGGGGCGGTCAACCGACCAGGTGGCAACCCTGAAAGCGAAGTGGGAATTGCTGGACCGGGCCAAAGAGCGCGGGCTTAATCTGGATGCCAAACAGGCCGGGTCATCGGCCACGCTGCGCGAGCAGATCGATCTGCAAGCGGAATCGGTTGGTCTGCTGACAGCCGAGTTGGAAGCCCAGAAGATCAGTCAGGACAAGTTCGAGTCGGCGATAGATGGCATTGCCGATGCAATGGCGCGGGCGCTGGGGCAGGGCGAAAGCCTACGGGCCGGGTTGGCCTCGGTGTTCCAAGGCATCGCGCAAGATTTGCTGAAGTCTGGCCTGAAAAGCATGCTGTCCAATTTGATTGGCGGCGTTGCCGGTGGCGGCGGTGGGTTCTTCAGCAAATTTGCTGGTGCCATGATGGGCAAGTCTTTTGAGGGTGGTGGTTTTACCGGCGTCGGTTCGCGGGCAGGCGGCATTGATGGCCGTGGTGGTTTTCCGGCGGTCCTGCATCCAAATGAGACGGTCATTGACCATACCAAGCGCAGTGGCGCACAGGGCGGCGGCCACATGACCATGACGATCAACGTTGCGGGCGCGCGGGGCAATGCCGAGATTGAAAGCATGGTCAAATCGGGGGTGCAGCAGGGCATGGCGCAGGTGCGGCGCGATGTGCCATCGATCATGTCTGACCATCAGAAAAGGCGCGGGTGATGCGGGTTGATTTTCCCTATCTGCTGATGGACCAATCGGCAAAATTCCGGCCCGCTGGTCGCAGCAAGGATTCGCCGCAATCCGTCAATGGGGCCACAACAACCGTGCCCAGCCTTGCAGAGCATTGGACCTGTTCGGTGACGCTGCTGATCAAAAGCCGTGGGGCGCGGCAGCAATATGAGGCGTTTGAGGCCTGCATGGAAGGCCGGGTTGGCACAACGCTGGTGCCGGTGCATGCGCAAAACAGGGCGGGGGATCAGGATGGGCATGCCGTTTCACGCTGCACGGTTGCGGGTTTGGCCGATGCGCAAACATGGGAACATTTCGGCTTTGTCAGTGCCCCGGTGGCGACGGCAACGGTTCTGGAAGCGGCAGCAGTGCGGGCAACGCGGCTAAGGCTGGCCTTTGTCAATTCGACGGGCTTGCGCCCCGGCCAGAAGTTCAGCATCGGAGAGCGGCTTTATCAGGCGCAGCTGGTCTGGCACGATGGCGTATCCGAGATTGTGCAGTTCCATCCGCCGTTGCGGGTTGCAGTGGCGGCGGGGGCTGAGGTGGTGTTGGATAACCCGGTGTGCGTCATGCAATTGGCCAGCGAGGAAGACGGCGAATATGATCAGCTTGCGCCGGGGATGCAGTCGATTACCCTGAACTTTGTCGAGGTGGTGTGATGTCAGCGCGGGGTGAGTTGCTGGCGATCCCCGATGATCGTTTGCGCAACGGTGAGATTGCCGAGGCGGCGCTGGTCTGGATGGATTTTGTCGGTGGGGCCAAACGCTGGTGGACCGGGTTCGGCCCGCTGCACCATGCGGGCGAGGATTGGCAGGGTGTTGGCGATCTGATCGATGTCAGCGACGTGGCAACCGGGTATCAGTTGACCGCCGATCCGGTGACATTCTCGCTGGCCGCGACATCCGAGATGGTGATGCTGGCAATGGATGCGGCCCGGAGGGTGCGCGGGCGTGGCGTCATCGTTTACAGTCAGTTGTTTGAGGTCCGGCCGTCGGGCTATGCCGATCCTTGGCAACCGATGGGCGTGCCTTATGCGCTGTTTTCGGGCACTATGGGGCAGATGACCTACACCATGGAAGGCCCGTCGCGGCGGGAAATCCAGTTGCAATGCGAGGGCCTGTTTGTGCGGCGCAATGCCCCGCCCCGTGGGCTTTGGACCCATAGCAATCAGCAGGCGATTTCGTCGGGTGATCTCGGCATGGAACGCATGGCAATCTATGAGAATTATGAGACCAAATGGCTATAAGGCGTGCGGTTTGGGAAGACATCCCGCGCGTGATTGATCTGGTCGAGCGGTTGGTCTTGGCGACGGGCATGGGTCAAGCGGTTGATCGGGACTGGACCGGATCAACGCTTGCATCGCTGATCACCTCGCCTGCTGGGGCGGTATGGGTCACAGATCAAGGATTTCTGGCTGCATCGGTCACGCGCACGGTGATCAGCCCCGATCTGATCGCACAGGAACATGGCTGGTATTGCGAAGACCGCCAAGGTTTGCGGCTGCTGCGGGCCTATGAGGCTTGGGCTGCGGATATGGGGGCCACCTGCATTCAGGTGTCGACAGGAATTGGCGGGCCGGATTTGGCCCGTTTGGGATATCGCGCAACAGAATTGGCTTGGGTGAAGTAATGGCGATTTTCACGGCCCTTGCGCTGATCGCGCCGACAGTCTTTGGGGCGGGGGCCACGATCTTTGGTTTCAGCGCCAAGGTGACGGCGGCGATCTTTCAGATCGGCAAGGGGTTGCTGTGGAGTTTGGCCGGGCAGGCGTTGCAGCCCAAGGTCGAGCGGCAGCAGATTCAAGCGGTAATCAACCAATCGGCAGCGCCCCGCGTGCGGGCATATGGGCGGGTGATGCTGGGCGGGGTACGCGCGATTTGGGAAGCCAAGGGTGGGTTGCTATATCAGATCGTCGTGGCGCATCACGGGCCAATTGCGGGCGTCGTGCGGTTTGAGATCGATGGCACCCCGGTCGAGGTGGATGGATCTGGCAATGTGACCACCGCACCATGGGTCAGTTATGTCACGATCAATGCCATTCTTGCGGGGGATGGTGGCAATTATCCTGAAGTGCGGGCTGCTTTTCCAACTATCTGGACCGCTGATCATCGGTTAAGCGGGCAGGCAACTTTCATGGTTATCATGCGCGGCCCGAAGCTGTCGAAGATATCAAAGATTTTTCCGCGCCAAGCCCAAACAACGGTGCAGATGGTTGTCGATTCCAGCCCGGTCTATGATCCGCGCACTGGTGTCACGGCTTATTCTGACAATGGTGGCCTCTGCATCCTGGACTATCTTACCCATCCGGATGGGATGCGCATCCCGATGGATCTGATCGATCTGGGCAGCTTTATCCGGTTTGCAGATATCTGTGATGAGGATGTTCCGCTGCGGGCAGGGGGCACGGAAAAACGCTACCGGGTCGCGGGTCACTATACGTTGGAGGATGCACCCAAGGACGTGTTGGGGCGGATGCAGATGGCCTGCGACGCGCGTCTGTTTCAGACGGCAGAGGGTAAGGTCGGCATTCTGGGTGGGGCGTGGTCGGAACCGGATGTCACGATCACGGCCAGCGATATTATGGCGCTGTCGCTAACGGATGGTCAGGACCAGTTCAGCGATTTCAACGTGCTAAAAGGGGTGTTCACCAGCCCCCAGCATCGGTTCCAAAGCACCGAATGTGCCGAGTGGCGCGATGTGGTGGCGCTGGAAACCGAAGGCGAAATGACCGAAACGCTGGAAATCGATATGTGCCCCAGCCCCAGCCAAATGCAGCGGCTGATGAAGATTTACCGGATCGGAGCAAGACGTAAATTCACCGGGTCGCTGGGCACCAACCTTGTCGGGTTGAAGGCACGGTTTCCCAAAGGCGATGGCATCCACACCGTGCACGTGGTGGAGCCGGAATCCGGGATCGATGCAGTGTTTGAAGTGACATCCCATGGCTATTCGATAACCGAACGGTCTTGCCAGATCGGCATTGCCAGCATCGAGAACGCCTATGGATGGGACGCGGCCAGCGAAGAGGGTGATCCACCCCCGGCGCTTGAGGATCTGGAAAAGCCGTCCGCAGCGATTGATCCACCAACAGGCCTGACGGTATCACAGCAGGTGGTGTCGATCACCGGCGGCGTCAATGCGGTGCGGCTGGTGTTGCAGGTGGCCGATCCGGGGCGCGAAGGGTTGCAGGTGCAGGCCGAATATCGCCTGACCAGTGGGTCTGATTGGCAACCGATGACGGCAGCAGTGGGTGAGTTACGCGCCCGGTCGCCTGTCGTCGATGACGGCCAAGGCTATACCATGCGTGCGCGGTGGGAGGGTGAGGATACCTGGTCAGCAGAGGTGACGATCACCGCGCTGTCAAACCCAGTTGCGCCTGCGGCCCCGGCCAGCCTTGGCCATAGTGTCGCTGCGGGTGTGGTCACACTAAACTGGATCAACCCGGTAGATGGGTTCTACCGGACCCGGATTTATCGCGGGGCTTCGAACGTCTTTGCCTCGGCTTCGCTGATCGGAACTGTGACAGGTGTCGCGGGCCAAGCGGCCAGCACGCAAAACACGCCGGGTGTCGGCACTTGGTATTATTGGGCCGTCACGATCAACGCCTCGGCCCTTGAAAGCGCCCCATCCGGGCCGCGCACCATCACGATCTGATCCTTTCACATATCCCTGATCTGCCCGCCTTGGCGGGCCTGAAACCATGAGGTTTATCCATGCCGACCGAAGCCGATAAGGTTTTCCGCGATTTTGTCCGCTATGCGGGCGATGGCAAGCTGCCTGCAACATCAGCGGTGCATGCGTTGCCAATCGGCGATCCCGCCTCTGGCGTGCATAACCCGCGCAAGAAAGACCTGCGCGATCTGATCAATGGGATTGAGACGCCTGTCGCAGCCGCCACTGGCACCCCGCATTATACCAGCCTTGCAGCAGCGGCGTTGGTGACGGTGCCTGCCTTTGCGCAAACGGTGCTGGTGGACCGCACGGTCTATCGCCGGGTCGCGGGCAACCCGTTCCACAGCCGGTCGTTT